AAAGAATATTATGAACAAAAAGATGCAATTGAGTTTAATCAAACTATTAAACAGACAATTGAAAGTATTAAACTTAATATAAAATCAATTGACGTTGATATTAAAAATAAAAATAATAGTATAATTAATCATACTACCAAGTTATCAAACTCAATTGAACAAAAGAAAACAATTGAAAAGAATATTGAGGACACTAAACTATTAGAAACTCAGTATGAAGCATATCAATTATATACATCTGCAATTTCCAGAGACGGTATACCATATGATTTGATCAGCAAAGCTCTTCCCACGATTGAAAAGGAAGTTAATAACATATTAAATCAGATTGTTGAGTTTACTGTAACTCTACAGACTGACGGTAAAAATGTAACTACACATATTAATTATGAAGATAAGAAGTGGCCATTAGAATTAGCTAGTGGATTGGAAAGATTTATCAGTTCATTAGCTATTAGAGTAGCACTAATTAATGTAAGTAACTTACCAAGACCTAATTTTATAGCTATTGATGAAGGGTTTGGATGCGCTGACGCTGATAATCTATCATCTATGAGTACACTATTTGCATTTCTGAAGACTAATTTTGACTTTGTTTGGATCATAAGTCATTTGGACGTTATGAGAGATATGGTTGACAATAGAATTGAAATTAAGAAAGAAAACGGATTTAGTAAAATAAGTTTTATATAAAATCTCATAAATATTAACATCTTGAATTTTTTAGCAATATTTATATTTAGTTTTTAAAACTCAAATTTTGAAAGGAAAATTATAACTATGCCAATTCAAGAAGGTGGAAGATTTACGCCACAGGACACAATTGTAAGTCCTGGGGTATTTACAAGGGAACTAGATTTATCAGGTATTACGCAGGGAGTAGCTGATATTGGTGCAGCAATTGTTGCGCCATTCCCAAAGGGCCCTGGCTTTGCTCCAACATTAGTAACAAGTGTTTATGACTTGGAAACTAAGTTTGGTGTTGCAGATGGAGTATATTATGGTCCATATACTGCAAAAGAATATTTAAATGAAAAAGGATTTGTAACCGTAGTCAGAGTAGGTGCTTTGACTGGTTATAATCAAGACTATCCATTAGCAATTTATGCTCAAAAGGGTACTTGGAACAGAAATGGTGATATTGGATCACTTGCTAGTGGGTCATCATTCTTGACACCATCTGGTTCATTAGTATCCGGATCTACAAATTATCTAGCAGGTGTAATTTCAACTGGAAATGTTACTACCGGATCAAGTGGCGGTGTAATTTTAAGTGCTACGTTTAGTGGTTCAATTCCAACCGCATCTTTTGTATTTACATTTGCATCAAATGGATTAACATCAACAACTGAACCTACATCAGTAAACGGACCTAGTGGAAGTTTACTATATGCAGGTCAATCTGTAACAACAACTGCAGCTGCATATGCAACATTTACCAATTTGACTGGTTCATGGGCATATACTAGTAGTTTAAATGATACAACCAGTTATACCGCTGTTCAACTATTGGATTACGGTCTACAAAATACATCTGTAACATTCCCATTGCCATTAGTAGTATCTTTATCAGGAACATCTGCTCCATTTACTGGTGCAACGTTGATCAGTGGTAGTTTGGTATCTTATAAAGGTACATGTGATTCACCTGTATTCAGAGTACAAGGTATAATTTCAGGTGCATTTGGTAAATATAATGGTACATTTAGTATAGCTGGTACTGCTCCATATGTAGATGAGTGTAATGTATGGCGTTCTGGAAGTGCCAATTCTGAAACCGTGTTGTTAGCAGTTCTAGCAGACACTAGAAATGCTACAACTACAAATCTATCATCACCAGGATTCTTAGGGTCTACACTTACATCTGCAAGTGCTTTAACATCAAATAGTTCAAGTGTTGAACAAGATTATTACTTGACATTAAGTGGAAGTAACTTGGGTTCATATGGTGTATTTGAATTCTCATTGGATTCAACAAGTCCTAAGTATATTGAAAATGTATTTGGAACAGATCCAACCGCAGTAAGTACTGCAATTCAATTAAATCCTGCTTACTTATACACTACATTCTCTGACACAATTAAGAGAATTGCAAATAATCCAACAAGTTACAGAGTAGCAATTGCTGCTCTACCAGGCGGAATCTTCTCTGGTTCAAAAGCATTGAATTTCACTGACGCAAATTCATTCAACCCATCAAATGGTGATAGTAACTTCAGTTTAACTAATGCTTATACACCATTCATTGTATCTCAAAAAGTTGCAGCAGTAAATGGTACCACATCAAGATATGAATTATTCAAGGTTCATACTTTATCTGATGGTACAAATACTAATAAACAATACAAGATTGAAATTAGTGACATTAAATTAGCTGGTACAGTATCAGGAACAGACTGGGGTACATTTACTCTATCTGTACGTGATTACAATGATACCACAAAACGTCCTAAGTATCTTGAAACATACACTAACTTGTCACTAGATCCAGATTCTAGCAATTTCATTGCACGTAGAATTGGTGATAGATATAATTACATCAGTTATTCTGGTAAGATTATTGAATACGGTACTTATGCTAATGTCAGTAAGAACATCAGAATTGAAATGACTACAGGTGATTATCCAGTAACTGCTGTACCATACGGATTTAATCCATATGATGTACCAGTTGCAGGTGATCTTACAAATGTAACTACTACTATGAAGTATAGTAGAGCTTCTCTATATGGTACACAACTTGGTAAGTATCCATCCGGTGTTGTATTTGATGCAATTCCAAGCACAGATGCTGAATTGGTTGCTCTATATCCAACTGCTTCAACTGGAGTAGAAACTTATAATGACAACATTCAATATTTTGCTCCTCTTCCAACTGGTGCAACTAACGGTAATAACGTTGGATTTGCTTTGGATGATGTAATTGTTGGAAGTGGTACTGGTTCAATACTTGCTGCAAGTTTGAGTGGTAGTATTCCAAGTACACCAACTGCATCTGAAACAACTTATGTTAAACTACGTAAGTTTGTTCTTGGATTCCAAGGTGGATTTGATGGTCAATCACCAACAATTCCAATCAATGTAGGAAGTTCAATTATTCCAGGTAATACTCAAGGTCTAGATTGTACAACAATTTCTAGTGCAGGTTCAGTAGCATACAAACAATGTATTGGTGCTCTTGGAAATGCAGATGAATTTGATATCAACTTGATTGCTCTACCAGGTATTTTCAATCAACATCACTCATACGTAACAACACTAACAATTGATATGTGTGAAGCCCGTGGTGATTGTTTCTACATCATGGATAACGTAACATTCCCATCAAGCAATCAAAGCGTAGGATTGATTGATGCTGCTGTAAGTAACGTAGCTACAATTGATAGTAATTATGTAGGTACTTATTATCCTTGGGTTAAGATCCTAGATACTAACACCAACAAGATTGTAAGTGTACCTCCTTCAGTAGTATTACCAGCAGTTTATGCTGCTAATGATAAAGCAAGTGCAGAATGGTTTGCTCCAGCCGGTCTAAACCGTGGTGGTATTCCACAAGCTGTACAAACTCTTGATAGATTGACTCACGCAGAACGTGATACACTCTATGAAGGTCGTGTAAATCCAATTGCCGCATTCCCTGGTCAAGGTATTTGTGTATGGGGTCAAAAGACTCTACAAGTTGAATCAAGTGCTCTAGACAGAATCAACGTCCGTAGATTGTTGATCAACTTGAAGAAGTACATTGCTTCAACCAGTAAGTACCTTGTATTTGAACAAAATGTAGCTGCTACACGTAACCGTTTCTTGAGTATTGTTAACCCATACTTAGAAAACGTACAACAACGTAGTGGATTGTATGCCTTCCAAGTTAAGATGGATGATACAAACAATACACCAGACATTGTTGATAGAAACATCCTATACGGTCAAATCTATCTACAACCAACCAAGACTGCTGAATTCATAGTACTTGACTTCAACCTCTTGCCAACTGGTGCTACATTCCCTAATGCCTAATTGGTAAATAATTAAACAGAACCCCACTTAGAAATAAGTGGGGTTTTTTCTTTATAAAATCTATTTATATTATACGATGATTAAGCTGACAGATTTATTATT